GAACCGCAAGATTATTATTTAAAACTACAATCAACGGATGCTAAATCTGCTGATCAGGACCAGTCGTTTATGAATAGAGTGCCACCTACAGGACCTGTTATTCATCTTGGAACTGATAGTGCTATCAATGGTAGTTCAACGACTATGGTTTGTTATTCCTGGCATAGTGTACCTGGACTACAAAAATTTGGCAAATACACCGGAAATGCTAGCAGCGATGGGCCCTTTGTTGAACTAGGGTTTTCTCCTAAGGTAATTTGGATAAAAAGATCTTCTAGTGGAGGAGGAAATTGGATATGTTTTGACATTGAGAGAGATAAGTTTAATGTAACATATAAAGCATTATATTTAAATAGTAGTACAACTGAAGGGGATTTGAGTTCTTATACTCCTTTAGATATACTTTCCAATGGTTTTAAGTTAAGAGATGATGCTAGCTCTTTAACTGGTAATACTAATCTTAACATAAGTGGTGGCACCTATATCTACTGTGCCTGGGCAGAAGCACCAACAATCGACTTGTATGGTGGGGGTGCCAATGCAAGATAAGAGACAGTTCAATAAGTGACACACACCCGTTAGGTTTACGCTTGACGGGTTTTATAATATGTGCATACACACGGAGAAGGATGACTGCCACTGAAAAACTTGTGTTCATTGCTTCATTTTTCTGGTTGATGAACTGGGGAACTAGAATCACTGCTGCTGCGATCAATGCTCTATCTTGACATCATCGGAAAGGCGTCTAAAAGACGCTGTAAGGACATCATTCCCTAATCGCTTGACAAGTTCTAAAAAACCCTGTATAATTACCTTTGTGGAGGTTAATCAAGGAATGGCTATTAAAACTAAAAAAGAACTCATTAATGTCTCTCCAAGAACTAAGCGAGCTCGCAATAGATTCATCAACCAAATGGATTCTTTACACGCATGTGTAGTAGAACAACGTAAAGATGGAAAATTATTTCTAGCATCTATCAGTGGTAAATACTTCTTTTGGATGAATGAATCCGCAGACGATCATTGGGAGGTTTTATGATAGAATTCCTTTTAAGTTCATCCCTATCTTGCACCAAAGCAAGTGATATAATTAGTAGGATGGAAAAACAACGTGAATACTTGGGCAACCAAGCAGTTAATGAACTTATTCACGAAGTAAAAAACTATGTCCCGGAGTGTTTCAATGATGAAGGATCAGTACACGATTGATGACGGCGAATCCAAACAAGATAAATGGAATCGTGGATTAGACATTTTTATTGAATCAGTAAACAAACCAGATCATGCACTTAGAGGATGTGCTCATAATCAACGGTGTTATCATGAACTAATGGATGTTCGTAAAAATGTGCTAGAATATCTTCACTCTCTTCGTTGGCATGACTGAACAGAGAGGATATTTGACACCAGTTCTGATGTTCGTTGGAGTAATAGTAGCGACACTTAGTGTTATCGTAGCTGGTTATTTTCATGGTAAAATGAACATTGGTGCAGTTTACCATTCACTTACAAACTTTACATGACATTTACTCCCGAAGAACTTAAGTATCTTTCTCATGTTTTATCTGCTGCCAGTTCTTATACTATTGCTAGAGGTGAGCAAATCGATTTTTCAACAGTAAATCACAAACAACTAATGAACAAAATTGAGGATCAACTTGGCAAAATCCACTGGAAATAAATTTGGTTTTAATTTGTTATTGGCAACAACAAAAATGAAACGTCCTAGTTTACTTGATCCTAATGGTTCTGTTCGCTTTCCTTATGAATCATTCCCTTGGAGACTTCAACTAAAAGATGTCGTGTGTCACTTTGAATGTAAAGAACACATGGTAAAGTATCTGAATCGATACGACTACAAACCCAAAGATGTGAAAATTTCTAATCGTTATGGCGAACAGTATCAGTACAGAGGTAGAAAAAAGAAATCTACATAGTTGTAGTTGCGACTCAGGTATGAGTAATGGATTACCCATTCAACCGCACACACAGATTCTAGTTCTCAACAATAGTTACGAACCAATTAACATCACAAATTGGAAACGTGCTATTGTTCTTCTTCTTAAAGAGAAAGCACAAGTATTATCAAGTCGTGTTATTCGACTGTTTAATTATATTCGTATCCCGTTTGCAAAAATCGTAGCACAGACACCATCTAGGGCTATGATTTACAAGCGGGATAACAATAAGTGTCAGTATTGCGGTGCTACTCGTTCACTTACGATTGATCATGTCATTCCTCGTAGTAAAGGAGGAGAAGATTCGTGGGATAATCTTGTAGTTGCATGTGCATCTTGTAATGTCAAGAAAGGCGATAAACTTCTTGAACAAACTAATATGAAACTTGCAAGAAAACCATTTACACCCTATAATAAGGTACAGTTTACGCTGTCATATTCTGAAGTGCCTGAATGGCAGGAGTTTTTATTCGTATGATGAAACAGTATCCCTACGAAATTACATACAAACTGAAGAGCACTGGCAACAAGCGACTGAAAAAACGTGTCAATGCTTCACATCAAGCAGAGGCAAAACGTTTGTTTGAAGCTGATATGCCATCAGCAACTATTTTATTTGCTACACCACTTCCACAAAATAGACGATGACTAAAAGAATCAGAGCACAAGTTAAGTCTAGATTTTATTATATTTTCTGGGGAACTGCGACAGTCGTTGTTGTTTTAGGACAACTTTATGTTGGCACTGGTTATCGACTTCTGCACAATAGTATGCAAGAATTGATCAATAAAGTTGATGGAGTTCTTTTCTATCAAAATAAAGAAAGGAAGTATCTTTAGAATTGTATCAACACTCTAAAGAAAGTATTAAATTTGTCATGGTATGCTGATAAATGTATTAGAATACTGTCAATCCAGGATCGCCTATGACTCTTCCAAATGACAAAAAACCCAAACAGCAAGAGATTGAAAGCATGAAGATTGCTGTCAATGAGGCTGGTATTCGTGCCATCCATCCTGATAAGATGGAAGACTTCGCTGCCTACATGGTAGAACAACTAAAAGAATCTCAATGAATCAAATTTTGTTATCTGATTGTGTGTCGGGGATGAAGACACTTGGTGGTGAATCTATCGACTTATGTGTTACATCCCCCCCTTATGATGATCTTCGTACATATAACGACAGTTCATCCTGGAACTTTGATACATTCAAGAATGTCGCCGCTGAACTTTATCGAGTGATGAAGATCGGCGGTGTTGTTGTGTGGGTGATTGGAGATGCTACCGTTAAAGGTAGTGAAACTGGTTCTAGTTTTCGCCAGGTATGTCACTTTATGGATCTTGGGTTCTTGTTACATGACACCATGATCTATGAGAAGAATGGTAGCCCTTTCCCTGCAAAAAGGACAGGTAATAGATACTCACAAATCTTTGAGTATATGTTTGTCTTGTCAAAGAAAACTAAACCAAAAACTGCACATCTTCTGTGCGATAAACCAAACCGTTGGGCAGGTTATACGCATTTTGGCAAGGGAACTATCAGGACAAAGGATGGACAACTTAAGAACAGGCAGATCAAACCCATCCCGGAATTTAGTCCGCGAAATAATATCTGGAAATATAATACTGGCAAAGGATACTCAACCAAAGACGATGTTGCCTTCGAGCATCCTGCAATCTTCCCAGAAAAGTTAGCACGAGATCACATTCTTACATGGAGTGATGAAGGTGATTTAGTGTTAGATCCGTTTATGGGTTCAGGAACTACTGCTGTTTGTTGTTTAGAAACTAAGAGAAAGTTTATAGGATTTGAGATAGATGAGACTTACCACGACATCTGCACCAGGAGACTGGAACAGCATGTGACAGTTGAAAAAGCGTCACTACCAGAGTCTAATCCTCTGGAGGATGCCCTATATTAATTGTGTCAAAGGAATTTAACCCATGACTGCTTCAACCATCCGCGATTACTTCAGCGATCCTACCATCGTCGCTGAGATTGTCCGCGAACTGAACATGGAGATCGGTTTCTGTCCGATTCTCCGCAACCTCAAGCGTGAAAAAGACTGTGGGGTTATTGATGACGAGAGCATCACATTCCGTGAACTAGGGGCCGAAGATCGGAATGAGGTGTTTGTTTATCTCGGCAGAATCCTGGAGTCTGTTCTCACTTGCCAACTCGCAAAGTGTGACACCTTCGATGTGAAGAAAGATCGCAGTTCTTCTGGTGATGTTACCATCAACGGACGTATCTGGGAGATCAAAGGTACATCTGGTAAGAATTCTTGGACTGGTTCTACTCATGCCACCAAGAAAGAAGATGATAAGATGGACTTCATCGGCATCAAATACGGTTTGAATGAAGATGCAAACGTCTTCGACATTTTTACTGGCAATACTAAACTGATTGAAGAAATCTTCATCGGTGTATTCGATCAGATTGAATTGATCCGCCGTGGTAGTGCAACTCAGTCCAATTCTCGCACTTCTCTTCTCATTGGTATTGATGAGTATGAGTCAGTTAAGGAGCAAATTGCCTGGGGTTGGTTGAAGAAACCTGCTCGCAATGGCAAGTACCTGCAACTGGTGGCCGCTTGAAGATGCCCTATATTGATTAAGTTATAAGTATCTGCAATTATGTTTTGCATGAGTTCTAAATAGTACGCTTAATCGTGGTTGTTTAAGCACCATAATGGGGGCGAAAGCCCTCATTTTTAATAAATATATGTAACCACGATTAAAGCAGATGGAATACTACACTTACGCATATTTGCGTGAAGATGGCACACCTTATTACATTGGTAAGGGTAAAGGAAAGAGGTTATTCTACAAATATGGGAAGAATTGCAAACCACCAAAAGACAGAAGTAAAATAATTAAATTGAAGCAAAATCTCACTGAGGAAGAAGCGTTTGCTCACGAGATTTATATGATTTCAGTGTATGGCAAGAAATGTGATGGCACTGGGATTTTAATGAATATTGCTGATGGTGGTAATGCTCCTCCTGTTATTTCTGGTGCAAATCATCATATGAAAACAGAAGAATGTAAGAGGAAAGTAAGTGAGAAACTTACAGGTAGAAAGGGACATCCTGCCTGGAATAAAGGCATCCCTATGAGTAAGGAAGCAAGAGATAATGTGACGGGAGAGAACAACGGGCAAGCACGATGGTGGAGGATAACATTCTCTGACGGCAGACAGATTCTTAGATGTGGGTTATGTAACTGGTGCAAAGAGAATGGATACCAAAAGGCACACGTTTCAAAGATAGCAAAGAAACAACGCAAAAAACATAAAGATATTGTGGCAGTTGAGGAACTGTCTCAAAACCCTTCTATAGAGGCACAGGAGATCCTATAATACATTTGTTGATTTGAGGAACCTCCCATCGCCACAAGAGGACGCATCGGTTTGGAACTGTCTGACGGTTCAATCCTTTCGATTTATTCACACTGGAACAATTCACCAGAACATAATGGAAGGATTCTTCGCACCCACTATAATACTCGTGAGAAAGTTTCTGAACTGATTGATGGTGGAGATGTAAGTTGCCTCTGGACTGATAAAGATTGGAATGATAAACCTTGGAGTGATTGTAAATATCAAGCACTCACTTATGCAATGCGCGGTGAAGATTGCCCTCCTCGCTATGATGAAACCCGCGAAGAGTATCTCTCTAATAGTGAAGAGTATTCTTACATCTTTACAAGTGCGGGTTGGGTATGTTATGATATGAATGAGTTTAATGACAACGATCCTGAAATCGTTGAAATTCCCTCTGGAGCACTTGCAGTATGAACGGAGCAACACTTGTGGTAGACTATGAAGAACTGGAGGTGCTACAAACTGCCCTCCAGAAGTTGTCTAAATCTGATAGCGCAGATCCAAAAGTCCCTGTGCTGTATAATAAGATTGTTTCTGTAATGGAAACAATCGAACTTCAAGAACTCTACAACAACGATCCCCGCAATGACTGAAACTGAAAAGCAGTATTGGCAAGACATTGCCACCGACTTCTGGAAAGAAGTTGAGAAAGAAGCAGAGGAACTTGAAGTGACTGTTGATTACTACATCGAGGAGTTTTTCACATCATGATCGAAGATCAAAAGTACAAAGTTATCATCGAAGAAACCAATGGTTGGTTTACTTATGATGAGAAAGCGCAACACCTTACCCGTGAAGAGGGTATCACATGGGTGGATAATGCCATGAAAGATGGTATTTCACCTGATAGATTGCGTGTTGTTCGACAAGAATGGGGCACATGATTGGAAACCTTGAACCTGATGAACATGTTATGGATGACAGTGTGATGTATCCTGGTGGAATGTTGGGGCAATTAGCTATTGCTTTGCAGAAAATGGGATGGGATCAAGGTGATAATGTAGGAGTAGAGATTGCAGGCACCTCAGTGTATGAAATTGATGGTGCTGGTACTAAGTGGGCACCTGTAAAAGGCACCCGTAAATATAACAAAGACGCTTTCATTATCATCAAGAATCTTGATCGTAATCCCACTGTTTCGAGTGTACCTAATCCAGAACTTAAGGGACATCATCTTAAGTCGGAGAAAGAACTTGCAGCAGAACTAAAACGAAGTGATGATGCCAAAGGTTATGACACATACAGTAAATGAAAATGATTATGATATGCTAGTTGATCTTTCTAGTCATATCAGTCGTGGAAATGTTTGGAAGGTTCTTGTAGATCTTTCTATGAAAGGTTCTATTGATGAACCAGAATACATTTACACTGTGGCAGTTGAAGTAGTTGCACCTAATAGAGATCTAGCACAGTATATTGTGTCTACAATGTATCCAGAGTATGAAACAATCTCTGTCCCCGATGAACCTGTCTCTGCCTGATGATTTCCCCCATCAACCCCCGAAGAATTACTCCTACGAAGTCACCCAACATAGGAGAAATGTTCTTGCTATTTGGTTACGGGATCACCGTAGTTATTCTTACACTAATGATGATGTTAGGACTATCTGGGGATTCTACCATAGAACAAAAGGAGAATACTATGCACCAATCAATGCAAAAAAACCAGGACAATCAGTAGACATTTCTGATACTCGTGACTTTACGGCGATGCCGTTGAACCTTAACCCGCTTGAATATGTCTTATACTCCTGAGGTTGATGATTATGTAAAATGGCGAAACGTTGAAGGTTGGGTATATTTTGTTGATAGAGAATACCTGACGATTGAAGTTGGTGTTAAACCAAAAGAAGATGATTTAGTGCCAATGCACAAAAAACATCACATTCTAATTGTATGTCACCATTGGGATTGGCATGAGTTAGAATACATCAAAAACAGAAGAGGTAACATTGACACCTACAAATCACAGATTGGTAGGTATTCAGATCCCCAGTAAATTATCATGCTTAAGTATCAAGTTTCGTACAAAAAACCAAAGAAGAAAGGTTATGCCTGTCACAAAGCAGTCTTCTATAAGATTGAAGATGCTATTTTCTGGGAGGAACATGTAAAGAACAACCTGGAAGGTAGGGACGTTCAACTAACTGTCCACTAGGTTGACGCAGAGTCTCAATCTCCTGTATATTAAAGAAGTGGAGGGGAACAGGACACCCATTCATCACTCCTAGCGAGTCAGTTGGCAACTCTACTGCTGGTGATAAACTCCACAAACACAGAGAGGTAATTCAAAATGTGTTCCCTTACGCGGAACCGCCTCTCACACATTTTCTATTTGATTATTATGTTTTTCGAGTTCACCGACACCCCTCAAATTGAAGAAATGATGTATTGGAATGATGAATCTATCAATGAATTTTTTGATGAGCAGGGTAACATCGTAGGTATGAACGTAGAATGTGATGAGTTTGATACAAATATGACTGTGTAATTATCAACTTTCATACATACCTTTGGTATGGTTGTTGAGTAAACTCTAACAATCTATAGATTTCTTTGAAGGCATCCCGACTAAATAGGGGTGCCTTATTTGTTTTTATGACACCTCACAAATACGATCACATACTAATCCATCGAAATCCTTACAACCACAAACCACATACAGTAGAATACATCGATCCTAAATTTATACAAACACGAATCTATTTTAAGTGTGAGAGTGAATACTTTAGGAGGAAAAAGAAGACAATTCAATAACTGGCACAAGGGGAGCACTACGCTCCCTTTTTTTGTGTATATTAAAAGAGTCAAAGGGATTCATTCAATGAACACCACCTTTTCTGCCGAACAACAGTATCAACAACTGTTTGAGCAAATGTATCAACTTTGCGAGGATAATAAGTGGGGGGATCCTTTCTCTTATGCTCGTTCCCGTGAAATTCACATGGCGGGAGTGTTGGGACATACTATCGCTGATGATTATAGTGGCGCTGATGCTTTTGATGAAGATGGTGGATGTGAGTATAAATCAACCATTGCAAATACTATCAATGCAACGTATAATGGCATTAGTGTTCAAGATACTTGGGAAGAGCAAGAACGTTATTTGATTGAAGATAAGATTGGCAAGTATAAGAATCACTATTATGCACGATATGAAAATGGTAAGATCGTAGAAGTATGGAAACTTAATTGTGATGATGTTCTTGCCATCATTCTCCCTAAAGCGAAGAAACAATATCCTAAAAAACGTGCTGGTAATGCAAAAGATCCGCGCATTGGTGTTACAATCTCCAAGAAGGAAATTCAAACTGTCGGTGTTAAAGTATTATGATTGATTCTAAACAACTTGCGTATGGACATGGTGGTGGAGATGAAGCATATACACCTGATTATGGTGTAACTCCCATCCTGAAGTATATTCCAGAGGATGCAAAAGTTTGGTGTCCTTTTGACAAGGCAGAGAGTGAATTTGTCAAGCAAATCTCACAGACTCATAGTGTAGAATACTCTCACATTGATGAGGGAAAAGATTTTTTCACCTATGAACCTTTTCATTGGGATGTTATCGTATCAAATCCACCATTTACAAATAAGCGTAAGTTTTTTGAACGGGCGTTGTCATTTAATAAACCATTTGCGTTAATTATGACTAACACTTGGTTGAACGATTCTGCACCGAAGCAGTTGTTCAAGGACAAGGATCTGCAACTGTTGATGTTTGATAAGCGGATGAAGTTTCATTCTCCTGATGGACGCCCAAACGATAAGATTACATTCAGTAGTTCATATTATTGTTGGAACTTTCTGCCAAAACAAATCATAATGGAGGAGTTGAATGTGCCAAAAAGAAAACTGGCACAAAAATCTAGAAGTGAAGCAATTCTGCCTGTATGATTCATCTATGAAAAACCTTCACATTCAACACCCCGAAGATTCTATTCTTTCAGGTGATCTTTCTGTTCTCGATTGGTTCCTCACTCCTTCACATCTTTCCGTGAAGATTGATGGTTCTCCTGCTGTTGTTTGGGGCACAAATCCTGCGACAGGAAACTTTTTTGTTGGCACTAAATCTGTCTTCAACAAAGTAAAAATCAAGATCAATGAATCCCATGAGGATATTGACAACAATCATAGTGGAGAAGTTGCAAAGATTCTCCATGCTTGTTTCGATTATCTTCCCCACACCGATGATGTGATTCAGGGAGATTTTATTGGTTTCGGTGGTGATGATACTTACACACCGAATACTCTCACTTATGTTTTTGATGAGATTGTAACTGAAGAGATTATCATTGCTCCACATACTTTCTATCAATGTGAGAAAGATTTGCGGGATGCTGTTGCATATCCCATGGAGTATTTCAACATGCAAGGTAATGCCTATGTGAAAATGGTACAACCAAAGTGCTGGGAATCTGAAGAAGATTTTGAAGAGATTGTTGGTTTCGCCAAACAAATGGCGCAGTTGGTAACATTTGCAGAACCATTAGAAGCAGAGAAACTTAAGATCGAATTGAACAAATGTATCCGTCAAGGTATTGACGTAGTTCCTGATACTTTTGACAATTCTATGCTCATTTCTTTCTGGTTCTTGATTAAATCTATCAAGGATGATATGTTGTTTATGTGCCGCAATAATGGCCCTAAAGCATACATTGGCAACAAACAATGTGAGGGTGAAGGTTATGTTCGGAGCAATGAACATGGACTCTATAAGTTAGTCAATCGTTATGAATTTTCCCGTGCAAACTTTAACAATATGAATACCTGGAGACAGTCCTGATAGTGTCCACCAGAGGCACCTAGGAGCGCCTATAACCTGTATATTAAAAGAGTCAAAGGGATTTTCACCATGTCCACTGAATTTGCTGATTTCGTTGCTCAACAAGATGCAAGAAACACGATTCAACTCAACATCCGCAAATATACGCTGATGTTGTGTGATGCTCTCGTAGACAACTTTAAGTCGCGCAATCGTGGCACTGTCGGTGGACATGCTGCGCCTGAGTATAAGTTTTACATTGCAGAAGGTGGACGTAAGTATCACAAAATTGTGATGGAGTATGAGAATGGACAACGTAGTGTCCATGCATTTGTTGACAAGAAGACTGGCGAAGTTTTCAAACCCGCATCATTCAAAGCACCTGCAAAAGGTGTTCGATTTAATCTCTGCCTGATTAAAGATCGTGAATGGTTGTTGGAAAATGCAACTTGGCACGGATCTTACCTTTACTTGCGCTGATTGACAATCGAGTAGGTGTCCACCGCACTTGCTGGTGGGCACTTTTTCGTGTATATTAACTTTATTGGGAAATTATTTGATGTTCACACTTCGCCCCCATCAAAAACGTGCCTGCGATGCTATGTCAAAGCACACAAAAGGGACGGTGATTATTCCAACCGGCGGCGGTAAAACGCTGACGATGATCAAAGATGCGATGGACATTTTTGATGACAATGTAACAGCAACTGTTGTGATTGTCGCCCCTAGAATACTTCTCAGTGAGCAGTTATGTTCTGAATTTCTAGAACATATCACAAACGTCAGTGTTCTTCATGTTCACTCAGGGGAGACACATTTCTTCAGCACAACGAAAACAAAGCAGATCAAATTGTGGAGTAAGTACACTCGTGGCAGGAAACTTATCTTCACCACTTACAATAGTTTGCAGAAGATTGTTGACGCTGAGATTGACATTCACACTGCTTATTTTGACGAAGCGCATAACAGTGTGAAGCGTAACTTCTTTGCACCTACAGAACAACTTAGTCAATCAAATTCACGGGCGTTCTTCTTCACTGCGACACCAAAGTACAGCAGCACAGTGTTCAAACCTGGCATGAATATGCCTGAGATTTATGGTAACACCATCTGCAATGTGCCTGCTCCTGAGTTAGTCGAAGGTGGATACATTTTGCCGCCCAAAGTTGTAGTGAAGAAGATGGAAATGGCAGAGAAAGGTGTCAACTACGATCGTGACGCTAATTATATGCTAAGTGCGATTGATGATGAGAATGTTGATAAGATCTTGATTGCTGCTCGTACAACCAAACAGATCATCGGGTTAGTGTCACAAACTGACTTCTGCAATGAGTTGCATCAGCGTGGTTATTCTTGGATGATGATTACATCGAAGACAGGTGCAATCATTGATGGCAACAAAGTTGATCGGGAGACATTCTTCGAGACGTTGAATACATGGGGCAAAGAAAAGGGTAAGCGATTTGTTGTTATCCATCACAGTATTTTGTCTGAAGGTATCAATGTGAATGGTTTGCAGGGTGTCATTATGATGAGAAATATGGACATGATAACTATCTCTCAAACTATTGGGCGGGTTATCAGATTGGGTGGAAAAGAGAAGAAGTTTGGATTAGTTGTGGTGCCAGTATTTGATAACGTTGGTATCACCACCAGTCGCAAAGTTCAGGCAGTTGTTGATACTGTGTTTCAGGAAGGGTTGCCCGCTATTAGCACAATCAAACGATGAATTATACCAAAGCACAACTTATTGATGCACTATGTGCAGAATGGGATTATCTTTGCCATGAAGATTTTGATCCTGAAGAAGATCAAACAACTGAAGAATATCGGGATGATTTAATAGAAATGACTTTAGAAGAGTTAATAGAAGAAACTGGCACGGGTGAAGGTTATACCCTAGATGAATATATGGAGAATTGGGTATAAGAATATGTGACACAAGTTCTAGTGGCACAAACATTTACCATTGCCATCTATTTCATGTATATTAACAGTGTCCAAGGGATTCGTCCCTAACTTTGAAATTCTCTCTATCACCGTCGAAAAATGATGGACAGCCTTGAAATGTTGACTGCCCGAGAACAACTCATGGAGGACATTGATTGCATCATTGAATCATTTCAAAGTGATGAAAACTTTGACATCAATGATTGTGATGATCGTGATGATCTAATCCGCATCCTTTGTGATGCTGTCTGCAAAAACTTTCCTTCAAACTGAAACAGGAGAAAGTTTGATGTTCACTTCTGAAGAATCCAGAAAGTTTCTGGTGCAAAGTGTCAAAGAAGCAATCGAAGTTTGTTACACTGCACCAGAAAAAGAAGGGCAAGGTTATCCTTATGCAACAGGTTATGCCCGTTCTTGTCTACAACGAGTTCTTGATTATCTTACAACGGAGAATGAAAATGACTGACACTGGTTACACTCTCAACCGAGTTAATTTCACTCAGGGTGAAGAAACTTGTATCTTGCATTTCTTACGTCAAGCACAAGAATGTGGGTATCCAAGTAGTAATGAACCCTGGTATCCATACATTAACAGCATCATCCGAAAGTATTATGATTCTGATGTGAAGGAAGCACAAGACTGGCAGACAATCTAACAAAAACTTCTTTTTCCATCTTTAAG